GTCCTCATCGGAATTGACTATATTTTTTATTGGCAATCTGCACATCAAGTTCAAGGTTGAACATCTTATCTGCTATCCTCTTCTTCTCTTCCCAATTACTTGTCATAGTTACCACGGGATAATAGTACCCTCCTTGCTCAAAGTAGACCTCGGGTGATTGGATTAACTCTGCCAACCAGTTATAGTCTGTCACATTTAAGTAATTACTTCGCAGTTTGTACATTGTGCTATGCTCTACCACATACTTAGTTGCACCTGGGTTGATTCTGTTGTAGTCATCATAGGACCGCATAGCAGTAGCAGAAGCGTTGTACCTATATTTACTGCCTTCATACTGCTTTGATTCCACGTTCCTTGCTTCCTTATTGACCAACCTAAAATGCATCGTATCATATCCTCCGAGTTGATTTAAGAAGTGCAATGCTATTGGTGAGTAGTTAGGATTGCAAACAAGTTTAACCCTTACCTCATCCCCGAATCCTACCCCATTGTGCAATTTTATGCCGTATGAGTATGCAGATTGTGGGATTACTGTTGAACCATACCAGTCATTTATGGCAGTCGGTGAGATATCAAGCAAACTAAATGATTCCTGTGGGTCTGTTGCGGTTGTTAAAGCACTTCCGCTTGTAGTCCCGTTCTCGTTGTAAAGTTGCACCGATGGATAGACATTTGTAGTCACTCCACTTGCAAACATATAACCGATGTGCAACTTATCCGTAAACGCACATTCTACATTGCTCAAATCTCTATTGGTCAACCATTCGTTGATGTATGACTTAAAGTAAGTTGGAGATTGAGCAGGATTATAAAAGTCGGGATAGTAAAAGTTAAATGCTACATAGGTCTGCTCAAGGAGATTGGTATAGGTTGTTCCTCCGTACTCTTCCCCATATTTTATGGTATATTCTTTATAAATATTATCGTTTGAACCGCTAAAAAGGGTAGTTGCAGGATTCGGGATGAAATAAGATTGAGCATAATTACGCATAATATTTCCTGCGTTGAATATCCCCTTCGTGCTTGTCACATCGGGGAACTGCTTAATCCTTGCTACCAAGACCGCATCAACGTAGATATCAAAGACATACTTAAAATTGCTTGATGCCTTGTTTGTGCTATCCACAACGAACCAAAGGTCATCATGAAGGGATGCGTATTGTTCGGGGATGCTATTAACTGTTATTGCCATAATTACTTGTTCTCTTCATTAATTAGCGAAGCAGCCTGTTTTATGTACAACCTCACATCTCCCCCAACTGCTTCTGCCATCTTGTTATAAAATTGGTCATTAAATACCTGAGTAATGGCATCATCAAAGAATCCCGTTCTCGGTAATCCCCTTTGCTTAATCTTCTTTGCGATTAGATATGCAGTGGTCCTGCCAGTGTTTAATTCGGAAACCGACTTTCTTTTCCTTTGCAGACCCGATAGGTTATACCTTTGGTCTTCCCTTCTTGCTAACTTTGAGTTTCTTTTTACCCATTTTTGGATAGCGGTAACCATCGGACCATTTATGGAAGGGTATGCAGACCTAAACCGATATGGCGAATTAGGTGTTCCTGTATTGAACCCTTTTACACCTTTGTTTACAAAGTCATAGTATTTCGCTGCTTCTGAACTTTTAGGATAACCGATGTCTATAAGATAAGACCCGTTTGCCTTTATGATGTCCCCTTGCTGAATATCCCTTTCAAGTCTACCAGTATCGGTCTTATTATCATTAATCAAGTTCTTCTGTACCTGAATGATAAACCTTGCAGCATAAGCAATCATAACCTTCTCAACGAATGGCAATTCCTTTAATGAGGCATAGTCTGTACTCTTTGCTGCTTCCGATTCAATTATCGCATCATCTATAACTACAACTGTGTTAACTTTTGCCATAACTCTTCCGTATTAATTCGTTATCATGTTCCATCTTCGCTTTGAGGTAGGCAAGGTCATTTAGAAAATTTATGACAGGTAAGTTAAATGCTTGGTCAAGTGTGATTCCTTCAAAGTCGGCAACCAGTTTGGTTTGGTAAATCCATCCATAATGTTGCATAAAACCTGATGCACTTCTTCCGCCTTCATCTTCTCCACTCCCTGCTCCATCATCTGTTGGACCATATAATCCCTTGAATTCTTTATCCAAAGTTTGTATACTTGATAAAAAAAAACCACCGAACCTAAAACGGATTGGATAGGTGCTTCAAGCATATCTTGAGCATAGTCGCTATGCTTACCTGCATCGTACTTGTCATCCTTCCACCCAAACCATCCCATCTTTTGAGGAATAACCATACACGCCATAATCTTATGCAGATTACCCATTACATCATTACTGAAGTGCTTAGATTCTATGTACCTGGATGCAGGGATATTCCGCACATCATAAATGCATTTATACCTCTTGCCGTTAATCTTTAGCACCTTTACCGCCTCAGGTTTTATCTCCTCATTGATAAAAGCAATGGATTGCAATAGTGGTGCAAGTTCCTTTACTGGTAGTGAATCAATCTGATTCTCGGTTTGGTTGGTCAGTATTGATGCAACCTTTACAGATATATCAAGGTCAGTAAGGTCTTTGCTATTCGCATAGAGTTCATTAATCTGTTGGTATTGGAATACTGTAACGTTTGACCAATTCATACCTTTAAATAGTTTAAATGTGGTTTAGTGTTCTAAAACAATGACTGCTGCATTGTATGATTTTTGAATCTTTTTGTAGCACTATTAAAATATTCTTTATCTAATTCAACACCTACAAAGTCAAAACCGTAATCATGACAAGCAATAGCAATGCTCCCACTACCCAAATGGGTATCTAAAATCTTGTCTCCTTTCTTTGCGTAATTGTTTAGCAACCATTTGTAAAGTTTGATAGGTTTTTGAGTAGGATGGAATTTATTTTTCTTATCTAAATATGCTGAATGTCTAAAGATTCTTGGTGCTTTATTTAATGAAGTCCAACACATCTCACAATCTGCAAAACTCATTCCATCAGGTATTTCCTTATCCCAAATAACATAAAATTTACAAGGTGGTAAATCAAAATAGTTTCCACCCCAAATCATTTGGTTTTTGCTTACTCTGAATAATTCATCAAAATATTCTTTCTTAGGAGTTTCTAAATCCCAGTCCTTTGCAACCCATTTCCTATTCTTAATTTTACTGCATTTTTTTGAAGTACCTGCACCCATATTCATATTTGCAAGGTCTATCCCATAAGGAGGGTCAACTATTGCAAGGTCAAAGTGATTATCAGGATATCCCTTCATCACATTCATACAATCATCATTGATTAAGTTTATGTTTGGCATAATGTTTATTTAAATATTATTAATCTATACCCGAACAAGGTTATGAGGGGAATTGGTCAGAACAGAAGTTGCCCCCTACCCCCAATAGGAAACAACTACTGACCAACTATACCGTCACATAGGTACTCGGGTTTATCGGCTGCAAAGGGAAAAAGTTACATCCTTCTTTGCATTTAACAGATTTAAACTCCTTGAATTCAGAACTTTGAGAGGTAGGCAACTACTTGCAGGTCAACCAAAGTTAGGGTAAAAAAAGAACCCACACTGGTAGAGCAGGTGGGTCTAATTGATGCAGGTTTGCATGAATCAAACCCGAAACATACTCTACTATCTTTCGGATTGACTCAGCAAAAATACTAAATATTTTAGATAACTAACTTTTTTAGGAAATTATTTTTCATTCATAAATTGCTCAACTGCGTTTTGTAATACCTTGCTCATTGGAATATTCTTTTCTGTGCATTTGAGTTTAAGTTTATCCCAATCCTTTTTGTTTAACCTAAATCCTATAACCTGTGAATTGAGTTTGCTATACTCTTGTTTTTTCTTTGGTTTAATTTCCATAATTTAATGTTTTATATTCAAAGTTAAACATTTTTATGCAAAACTATACCTCCCACTCCCCACATTCTTTTGAAGGTGTTGCCAAGCAAGGGACAGACTAACCACGCAGTCATCATGGAATCCTTGAGGTGCTGAGTACTTAACTCCGAATGAGGTGTATTGATATTCAAAGATTTCAAGTTCATCCACGATAGGACCGCTTGGGAATGTTATCTTCCTTTGATGGATAGCGGAGGCAAGACCCTCCATGAGCATTTGCTTTGAGGTAGAACTAAACTTATACCCTTGCACATCTAATCCTTCCCTTTGCATATCTTCAAAGATTGGGTCACCTACCCCCGTGCTATCCATCAGGATGGGTGCTTT